TCCAGAAGGATGCTACGCCGAAACGCCGCCCTATAGGCTGGGAAAAGCATACGGAGTACACCCCGGTCAAGTACGGGGTCACGGCAAAGAAAATACCAAAAAAGGAGAAAGACCGCGTACTGGCAGAGTCGAGGGTGATTTTTGCGACTTACGGTATGTTTGCTAAAGGACTGGATGTTCCTAGGTTGTCGGGGGGTATCGACTGTACTCCGCGGTCTAGGGCAGAGCAGGTGCACGGTAGAATCCTGCGGGTAAAAGACGGTAAGCCTGTGCCTATATGGGTGACCATTAGGGATATCAACTCTTACCGTATCGACCATCAATTCGCCAATCGTATTACAGAGTACGCGGCGAGTTCTGCGGAGATATACCTGTGGCGACCCGACAAAGGAATACGGAAGCAAAACGTGACAGAATTGGTCCGCTTAGCGCGGAAGAACGTAAACGAGTTAAAGCGGCTCAACATAGAAATGCAGCAAGACGGAAACTATACGCTGACGACCCCGAGTACGCCGCGCGAATAAAGCAGCGGGAGCGAGCAGCATACTGGAGTGACAAACAGAAACCTGAATCGATTCGCGCGGAAGGCTTGCAAGTACCCGCAGTGCGTAGAGAAGTACGCCGCGGGGAGCAAGACGATATCCACTACGTAGATTGCTATACGATACCGGAGTGCGCAGAAGCGTTCGGTATGTCGTGGCTAGGGTTTCGTAGATGGGTAAAGCAGGGGCTAATACCGCCACCTATTCTGACGGACACTGTGCGGGGTTTTAGCCTGTATAGTCGCGGGGAGCTGGAGACTATTAGAATAGAGATAGTCAGACACGAGCGCGATTTTTTATACCTGAGCGTAAAGCATACCGCGACCATAGAGCGTATATGGCGCGCTGTGCAGCGCTTTAGGTCTAACCACATATAGGTGATATATGGCTACGGATAGAGTACGAAGGTCCCCTAGGGCGGACACTACGCGCAGTGAGGAGAGCAAGGTCTTTGTGACTGTAGCGGATACGCGCGGCAGCAAAACCAAAGACTCCGTTATCGAAGTCCATAAATTTATTACAGAGCCAGCGTTTATCCGAGTGTCCGCGGGCGTCACTAAGTCAACAGGCAACTACGAGTCCTTACGTGTGGATGTAGCGGTAACTCGCCCCTGCTACGTAGAGGCCATCGACACGGTGTACGCAGAGGTTGCAGAGTACGTAGCCGAAAAGCTGGATGCCGAAATCCGAGCGTATCTAGGCGATGAGGCGGAGGCCGAGTAGCTATGACTAAGGGTAGAATCCAGCGGGCACCGAGAAATACCGACTCTAACGAAAGAGAGATAGATAGGACTATCGCGGAAATGCGTAAGCAGTATGGTGACGCAAGTGTTATCGAGGGCGGGGCGGTGACACAACCGGATCGGGTCAGTACTGGTATCTTTATCTTTGACTTCCTCACGCTCGGCGGTATTCCCATGAGTCGGGCATCAATGGTAGTCGGTGAGCGCCATGCGGGTAAGAGCGTTTTTGCGTGTCTCACCGCAGCAGGCGCACAGCGTGCGTACCCGGACAGCCAAGTCGCGTACATTGACGTTGAGGGTACGTTTGACCCTGTATGGGCGGGTAAGCTAGGGGTCAATACCGATCAGCTTGTGCTATTTCAGCCAGAGACGGGGGAGTCTGCGGCAGACGTTACCGACGCGCTTATAGGTACTAAAGAGGTCTCTATGGTGATTATGGACTCCGTGGCGGCGCTAGTACCTATGAAGGAGATCGACAGTAGCGCGGAGGATGCGCTAGTAGGGGTGCAAGCCCGCCTCGTCGGAGGCATGGTGCGGAAGGCTACCGCGAGTATGATTCGTGAGAGAAAACGCAAACACGACGTGTCCCTACTATTCGTCAATCAGTTCCGCTCAAAAATTGGGGGCTTTGCTGGGTTTGGCGAGCCGCGCAGCATACCGGGGGGCAGGGCGCTAGAATTCTGCACGAGTATGCAACTGATTATGAAAAACAAGGAGAACACCGGCAAGGACGGGTACGGTAACGACACCATGACCGTAAACGAGCATAGTTTTACCATCACGAAGAACAAGCTTAACGGGGGTGGTCGCGCGGGAGAGTTCCGATTACTGAGACAGGACAACCCCGACCTGGGACTCCGCGAGGGCGAAGTAGACGATGCTTCTACTATGATTGCCTACGCGAAGAAGTTTGGTGCGTATGGCGGCGGCGGTAGCTCTTGGAAGCTTGAGTTTTGGGATTACGATCTAAAGTTCCGGGGGCTGGGGGAGGCGGTAACCTACCTGTACGAGAACCGGGAGGTATATTGGGCGCTACGCAATTACCTTATAGCCAGCCAAGCGAATGCGCTAGGTATGCCTGACTACTTCGTTGAGAGATTCCTGCCATGACACTAGACTCTTTCTTGAATAGGGACAAACGGAAGGGCAACCCGTCGTACCGTAGGTCTCGGGTGCAGGAAAAGTCGCTCGCCGTAAGGCTGCGCGGAGACACTACCGCAGCCTCTGGGAGTAAGAGCGAGAAAGGTGACGTACGCGTCAGGGGGCTCTTACGCGTAGAAGCCAAAACGACCAAACACCGTAGTTTCTCTGTTACTATAGACATGGTTGAGCAGATCGAGGCGGCGGCGCTGGCTACCGGGGAGCTACCTGCCATCCTTATAGAGTTTAACGACGGCGCAGGTAGGCCCATCAAGGAAGTTGCGGTAGTCCCCAGCTACGTACTGCAAGAGCTTGCCGGCGTCGATTGAAATCAATTTCAAATATGTCTATAAGAAAGCGCATAGTTCGTGGGGCGGCGAAAACCACGCAAGGCAGTATAGTTCGTCTATTCACAAAAGATGACTTGCCGGTATCCGAAATGTTACAGGCGGCGAGGCCCCCCGCAAGTCCGTTCAGGCGGGGGGAGTACCTGCATGTATCGGACCTAGTAGGTAAGTGCATTCGTAAGATTGCGCTAGCAGAGCATAGCGGACACGCAATGCCTGCGGAAAGCATATCGCACTCTATGGGTCTGACGTTCGCTCAAGGCACTGCGATACACGACTACATAAAAGACGCGTTTATTCGCGCGCATCGCAGCAAGCTATACGGGAGGTGGGCGTGCCGTTGCGGGGCTACCTGCGCGGAGCACGCGACGCTATACCGTGCAGTAAAGGGGGATACCTGCGAAACATGTGGGGGTCCGTTGGACGTGTACGAGGAAGCTATATTACGCAGCGCTAGCTTAGGTGTTCGCGGGGCACCGGACGTAGTGCTACACCTAGAGGGCGGGGCGTTGCATATAGTAGAGATTAAGTCTAAGTCACACGAGCAATGGAAAGAGCTAGCCCGCCCGGACCCGGACCATGTAATACAGGTTTTGCTCTACTGGTACATAGCGCGCGAGCTAGGCTGGAACCTCTCCGCGCAAGTATCTATACTGTATGCCACCAAAGGGTTTCTGTTCTCGGGGTCACCGTTCCGTGAGTTTGTCCTAGACGCGGAAGCTTCGCTACCCCTACTAGCTGACTACATCGAGGACGCGCAAGCGCTTGTAGAGTTCAAGAGCACGGGCGCACTACCCCGCAGAGTTCGCTGCGCAAGCATAAAATGTAGCGATGCCAAAAAGTGCCATGTAGCTATGGAGTGCTTTGAATGCGAGTAATGGGTATGGACCCTAGCGTGCGCAGTTTTGGGGTGGCTTTCCGCATGGCTAATGGGAAGTTATGGACAGCACGCATATCGCCACCGGGGGACATGCGCGGGGTAGAGCGGCTGGCCTTTATAGAGAACGCCCTTGTGGGGTATATATCTAAGTACAGACCGGATATAGTTGCTTATGAAAACTACGCCTTCAGTAAGGCGCGGGCGGGTAGTCGAGCTATTACCGGGCTAGCCGAACTAGGAGGCGTAGTTAAGCGATTGCTTTACGTGCAGGGTATTGGTATATTGTCGGTCCCACCCACGAGCTTGAAACTCTTTGCTACAGGTAAAGGGAGGGCAGAAAAAGACGAAGTGGCGCTTTACATTCAGCGGGAAGAAGGCATAATGTTTGCCACATCAGACCAAAATGATGCGGCGGTACTTCTGAAAATCGGAGAGGCTAAAGTAAATGCTAGACTCTTACCTCGCAACAGGGCGCACTATCAAAGAAAAGCGGTAGCCGGTTGCGATTGGGAATTTGCAATCGGTTTCAACGAGTAGCGCAGTGTGGTTTTGTTTTTCAGTAAGCAGTAGTAATATACGTCTATGCGCACCGCGCATGGTACGGTAACTAACCTAAAGGTGATGGAAATGGCTAAAGCCAAAGCAAAATTCAACGTCGGCGGCACCGTGAAGTTCCTTGGCTACCAGGACGATGTTCCTGCGGATGAGCAGGTTCTGGAAGAGGGGAAGGTGTACACCGTTGTTGAGGTGAACCCCGAAGACAAGTCGCTGGTTCTGGAAACCGAGAACCCCGACTTCAACCCCAAAAAGAAAGAGTCGGAGAGCAACCCGCAGACTCTGATGGTCGATGTCTTCGAGGATGAAGTCGAAGAGGCCGATGAAGATTCCGAGGAAGAGGCCGACGAAACTGAAGAGGTCGAGGAAGCGCCGAAGGCAAAAGCTGCGCCAGCCAAAGCAAAAGCGAAGGCGAAGGCCGCGCCGGCGGAAGAGGAAGCGGACGAGGAAGAGGAAGAGGAAGAGGAAGAGGCACCGAAAGCCAAGGCGAAGGCTAAGCCCGCAGCGAAGGCTAAGGTCGCTGAGAAGAAAGCTGCCCCGTCCAGTAAGGCAGAGAAGCCCGAAGAGGTCGAGCAGTACCCGGCCCTCGAAAACGAAGACGAGGAGATCACCGCGCTTGTCGAGGGCGCAGAGAGCGTCCTTGAGTTGGCAGAAGAACTCGTGGAGGAAGGCGCGGAGCTTGACTACAAGCTGGGCGGCGTTCTCTACCATGTGCGACTCAGCAAGGAGTATCAGTCGCTGGATGCGCGCTACGCCGAAAATGGCGGTTTCGGTCTCTACGTCAAGGAGCGCCTGAACGTCGAGTATCGCAAGGCGATGTACCTGATCGACATCTACTACAAGTTCAACCTTTTCGGCATCGATGCAGAAAAGGTCAAGGAGATTGGCTGGACTAAGGCGTCGAAGATTGCCGCGGTCATGTCGGAAGACAACGCCGAAGAACTTGTCGAGCTTGCAGAGAAGAGTACGGTGGCCGACCTCCAGGACACGATCAAGGAGGATTACGTCGAGAAGGGTGGTAGCAAGACGGCTGGCGAGAAGAAGAAGCGAGTCACCTTCAAGTTCCGTCTGTTCGAGGATCAGGCGTCGCTGGTCACTGAAGTTCTCAACACCGTGGCGAAGGATATGGGCGTTAAGGACCTTAGCGCCGCCTTCGAGCATATCGTTGCCGAGTGGGCGGCGGAGAATCTGAATCTCAAGCCGGCAGCCGCAGCGAAAGCTAAGACCGTGGCCAAGCCCGCAGCGAAGGCAGCGGCTCCCGCCAAAAAGACGCGTAAGGCGGAAGTCGAGCAGGACGAAGACGAGTAATCTTCAGTAGCGTATAATCGGTAGGGCGTGACCTTCGGGTCGCGCCCTATTTTTTTGCTTACACTTTCTGGTGGTAGCTAGTCAGGCATGGAGACTGGTAGATGAAATCAATTGCAAAGCGTCAGCGTAGAACACGTACCCCCGCAGCCAGTACGCCGATGAATACTCGCGTGGATATGGCGTACGTCGATATTAACGACATTGCCCCGTACCCGTATAACCCTAGGGATAACGCGGGGGCTATAGCGTCTGTAGCGAACTCTATCAAGGCTTTTGGGTTCCTAGTACCCGTAGTTATTGACGCCAATAACGTACTGGTCGCGGGCCACACGCGGGTGGAGGCGGCTAAGACGCTAGGGCTTAACGAAGTCCCAGCGATCAAGGCAGAGTTCCTTACCCCTGACCAGATTGACGCTTTCCGCATTATCGATAACAAGGTAGCGGAAGCGGCGAAGTGGGACTTTGACCTACTATCGCACGAACTTACGCGACTCAAAGGTTCTGGTCTTGTTTTTACAGACTTTGGTTTCGCACAAGAAGAGATTGACTGTCTTACGGAAGCTGTAGCCGATGATTGCCTAGACACCACTAAGCTAGTGGACCAGGAAGCTAGGGATCGCGTGCATAGAACCGAGCGTAGAGCGCCCGCTACTGCTAGGTTTGTGCTAGGAGAGATTGTGTTTTTTATTCCTGCGAGTACGTACCGTAATTGGGTTAGCGGTATCCGCGAGCTATGCGATTACGACGAGCTAGAAATAGCTGCGGAGGTCAAACGCAGACTAGGCGTAAGTCTGGAGGAGTCATGATTAAAAATACGCCCATAGCCGCGTTAGCACCAGACAAGAAAAACCCGCGTAAGGCAGATGACGCCCGGCTAGGATTGCTCCGGTTGTCGCTAGCTAAACTAGGTTTTATTATGCCTGTATACGCTACGCCCGGAGGTATGCTTTTGTCGGGGCACCAGAGGCAGCGCGTAGCTACGGAGCTTGGCATCGCGTGCCTACCCACCGTTACCGTGGAGGTACCAGAGAAAGACATACAAGGTATTAACATACTATTTAACCGGGCTACTAACGACTTCGGGGCGCTGGACACCGGGGCGCGGGCGCACGAGAAACTGAGTATAGAGACGGTCATAGACGCCGCGGAGTCGCTACCCGATTTTGAGGGCGAAGAGTGGTTTGCACTCAATTGCAGAGAGCAAAGCATCGCCGGTATGGGTAAGGATGACGCGGACAGGTATGACAAAAAAGCGGTGGTCGTAGCCGCCAGTCTAATGCGGATGAACGTGCGCATCCCGGTAGTTGTCTCCGAGTCAGGCCAGATCGTTAACGGCATTAACCGCCTCTTCGCAGCTAAAGAAGCCGGACTGAAAAAATGGCCTATCATCACCATACCGGACGATTACGCCAAGGTTGCGCTGAACTTCCTCAACTATCTCAGCATGGACTTCCATGTTGATGAGGATTTTGCTCGCATGATGCGGTACTCGGCGTTCCGTCGCCCGCAAAACAACAGAGGTAATGTACCTAAAGCGTACCGTTTTTGGGCTAACGGTGGTAAGACGCTGCTAGATCGGGACTCGTACAGCACGGAGTACTGGAGGAATTTCCGTGATCTACATGGCAATGAGTTGCTGGATTTTGGTGCGGGGCTTTGTAAGGTAAAACCTTTCCTAGAAGCCCGAGGTATGCGGTGTACGGAGTTTGAACCATACCGTATAGACCCGGACAGCGGTGTCGGTACACCATCCCCGGACTACTCACGTATGAAGGCCCGCGAGTTTCTGGAAGAGGTTGCGGACGGGCGGCGGTTCTCGTCTATTTTCCTAGCGTCAGTTCTAAACAGTGTGCCTTTCCCTAAAGACCGAATGGCTGTACTTGCTATCGTACACGCCCTGTCGGATAGGGATACCACTGTCTACGGCACTTGCCGAGATATATCGGACTTCGTGTATGAGTATGGCGGCATCCGGCAGGCTAACTACTTTGTATTCGATTCGGAGCCGGGGGTACGCGTAGGGGACGTAGTGAAATCCCCTAAGATACAGAAGTTTCATACGCGTGAAGAAGCAGAAGAAATGTTCTCTCGGCTATGGCTGAAGCGCGAGTATTGGCCGGGGGGTAATGTGTTCTACTTCAAACTCACTGCGCCTAAAGGCGTGAATGCCAAGGTGCTATCGCAGGCACTTGAGCTAGAATTTGAGTTGCCATACGCGGACGGTAGGGACATGGGGCTTAGCAGTTACGCTAAGCAGTGCTTTAGCAAACGTTTAGGCATAGCGATTACTTAGGAGGCTGTATGAGCTTGGAATTCTCGAAAGACGATCCGCAGAAGATTGTGCATTACCCAAAAAACGCTACGCGTTTTGAGTTTGATAGGGAGGTGGCGGTAATCTTCCCAAACATGGCCCGTAGAAGTATTCCTATGTACGAAGAGGCGCATCGTCTACACATATCGCTGGTTCTAGATAAGTTTATCGATGGGCACGAAGGCGTACAGGTAGTTGATGTGGGGGCCTCGCGCGGGGCGTTCCTCAAGGAGATTTGCAATCAATTGCAATGGCCGATTGACCGTAAACACCCGCGCATCCGTATGCTCGCTATCGATAGCTCTGCGGATATGCTAGAGCTACTACAGGCGGAAATGCCGTGGGTTAGTACATTGCACGCGGAAGCGCAGGAGTTGCGTAGCCTAGATAGCTCCGCGGATGTTATCTCTATGATGTACGTCCTCCAATTTATTCAGGACCCCGCGGACAAACTAGCGGTACTACAGTGGGCACACGATAGCTTGAAGCCGGGCGGGTACTTGCTTCTAGGCCAAAAAGACCTAGTATCAAAAGAGTACGAGGAACTTTTTGCGCAAGAGTATTACAGGTTTCGCTACAGTAACGGATACACCCACGATGAGATCGTCGCTAAGACACAGGCGTTAAAGAATTCCATGTGGCCTAGTACTCCTGCATGGCTTGAGGATATGTGTATTCAGGCCGGGTTTTCTGACTACGCAGTTACTAGTCGGTGGTTGCAATTTTCTACGAGTATTTGCGCAAAGCGGGGGTAATCATGCCGGACAGAGACGGGAATGAGCCTGTAGTTGGTCGCAGGATATCGCGTAGGGGTAGGGCGGGCTTTGCCTTTACGGGGGCATCCCTCTCTGACTCCACTACGGCAGAGGGTTCCGATATCAACAGAGAAGTAGAGCGGATGGCTGTGCCCGCTAGCGGTGTGTCCGCGCTACCGCCGCCCCCCGAATCGGAGGTCATTGCGGGAGCGCCTAATGAGGAGTTCAACCCTCGCGGGCGGCTGGAGCAAGTACGGAGACGGTCCAGCCAGTATGAGCGGGAGTATCGACTAAACCTGCTACATCGGCTACTGATGCGTCGCGTACCTATGGACGAGATTGCCAGTCAGTTAGGGTTGTCGGTGTCACAGGTGTACCGAGACAGGGACGCGCTAAAGGAAAAGCTGCGTGAAGAGGCGCGTACGCTGGATATAGACGAGGTTATCGGGGATAGCAAAGGTTACTACGAGGAGGCTGCCGCGATGGCTATGCGTGCGGCGTCCAAGAGTGACCTACCTATGCCTATTCGACTAGCGGCGGTACGCACGGCGCTCGCCGCCAAGAATGATATGCACCGCTTCTTCCAGACAGCCGGTGTTTACGACGTATTGCGATTCCGACTTGCGCAGGATGGCACGGGAGTATCCGACGTACGCAGGCTGATGGAGAACACAGAAAAGCTGCTTAGCGGAGAGTTTAGCAACGCGGCGCGGGATGTTATTGACTCTGGCGATCAGGAAGATATAGAACTATGACAGTCAGACGCGTACGTCGCACTGGTAGGCGCAGCACGCCGGGGGTGGCCGATGGCGTGAGCGAGCAGGCGCGTAGTATGGTTATGTCTGCGCGGGAGGAGGCCAAAAGGTGCGAGAACGCACAGTTTGGAGAAATGTACGCTACCGCACTAGAGCGCAAGGTCTACTATAACGATAGCGTACTTTTCGACTTTATGAAGCACCTCACGCACGCCCCGGTGTCTATTGAAGAGTTTATCGAAGGCGAAGAGTATGTCGGTGCTACTGACTTGAAAATCTGGCCGGAGGTGCGGCACGCGGTAATTACCGCTAATAGAGACTGGTGGAAGGGAATGCCGGCGGCTACGCACGAGATTCTTCTATGCGGGGCTACGTCAACAGGTAAGACAGAGATAAGCAAACTGACGACGCTATACCATCTCTACCTACTATCGTGTATCGACAACCCGCAGGCGTATTACGGCTTACCAAAAGCCACCTCGATTGTTTTTGCCATTATGGCAGCAAAGCCCCATGTGACTAAGAAGGTCATTTATGACCCGCTCCGTCACATGGTGGAGAACATACCGTACTTCCAGAAGCACTTGCGGCCTAGTAAGCTGGTTGAGTCGGAAATGATCTTCGAGGAGAAGAACATCCGTGTGACTCCTGGAGGCGTAGACGCTGACTCTATTCTAGGAGAGGCCATAGTCGGCGGCATCATTGATGAAATTAACTTCATGAATGTGGTTCTTCGGTCTAAGAAAGCAGAAGTAACCACTGGCCGCGCGGGGGTGTACGATCAGGCGCAAACGATACATAGCGCCATGACGCGGCGGGTGAAAGGCCGCTTCACAAAGCCGGGGCCTAAGATCGGTATTGTATGCACATCGTCATCGACACGGTATAAAGGTGACTTTACTGATAAGCGCAAGAAACAGGTAGAGGATCACAGTGAGTCCGGGGTGTACATCTACGATAAGGCACAGTATGAGGTAAAGCCGCAAAGTAATTACTGCGGGGATACTTTCCGTCTGCTAGTAGGTAACGACATCCTCAACGATGTACGGATTCTCGCTACGGGCGATACCCCACCAGAAGGCGCGCGGGTGCTCGATATACCCGTAGAGTATGAGTCAGAGTTTCGCCGTGATCCGCACTCAGCTTTGCGCGATATTTGTGGCATATCCACTAGCTCTGTGTCTCCGTTCTTCCAGCGGCGCTTCAAGATATACGAGGCTATCGCGGAGGGCGAAGAGGAAGGGCTATCCAGTTTCCTAGTAAAAGACAACGTTATTCTAGGTATCGACGGTATGCCTGTAGTCAAGTTCGGGCACTACTGCACTAACCCCTCACGCGCTCGCTTCGTGCACGTAGACTTGTCTAAAACCGGGGATCGCTGCATAGCGGAGGGGCAACCCATCCTACTGTCCGATGGTAGGTACCTGCCTATCGAAAAGGTTTCGGTAGGAGATACGGTAGTTACCCACAAAGGCACGCATAGTGCAGTAACGCAGTGTTTTTCCAATGGGGAGAAGGAAGTAGTAGAGGTACATACCTATGGGTGGCCGTACCCTCTTAAAGCCACAGACACGCACAAGGTGTGGGCTGTGCGCAGAGCCGACGTATCCTACGCGAATGGTAGGCTCCTTAAGCCATCAGATAGACTCTCCGGCCCCGCTAGGGATCGCAACGCGTATGCCCCTTCTTTTGTGGAGATA